ATAAGAAAAAATGATAGAAATTTTCAAATTGGAGACAAGATTACTTTGATTGAATATAACCCTGCACTAGATAGACTAACTGGAGATTGGTTAATAGTTGAAATAACTTATATATTAGAGAGCCAAATGTTTGTCCAAGAGGGATATGTGTGTATGTCGATAAAGCATATAATATACGACTAAATGAAGTTTTAATTAGGATATTGAGAGGATGGGTTAAGATGAAAAAATTATCAGAATTATCAGATGAAACAATATTGTTAGTTACAAATGATTTGCATTGTATGACAAAAAAAGAATTTCTTGAAAGTTCATATTTTTTAGATGGAGAAGTATGCCAAGTTGTTTTAGGTCAAAGAGAAGTAGAGCATTTTGATCTAGATGCAATGATTGAAGAAAAAGCAGAAAATATGTATGAGGATTGGGACGAACACGTCATGTCGGATTTTACAAAAGAAGAGTGGGGTATTTTGAGAAATGCAGAAGAAATAATTAACAAGGTATTTAACAACAGGGCAACGTATTACGAGGGTGATTTGGTGAAAGTAGATAAGGATGGTGAAGAATAATGCAATGTTGCGAATGTGAACACATGAAGGGTTTTGAAGATAGTGAAGGACGTTGGATAGACTTTTGTACTAATACAGAGAGTGGGGCTTATTTGAACGAAACAGGCATATGCGGTAATTGCGAATTAGGAGAAGAAGAGGACGGTGGAGTGGATGGATAATATCAAGATAAAGCTTATGGGAAAAATTACATCAGATTTGCCGATAAATTTGTTCAAAGAAATTTCGGCTGAAGCTGGGGTATATGAAGCTACTTCAAATCCCCAAGGTGCAATATCTGTTATTCTTGAAAATGGAAAAAGGTTAGGAATCAGACCAGGCGAATTTGAATTTATCGAGGCTCCTGCGTGGGTACTCGAAAAACATGGGAAATTATCTGAAAAGTATGATGGACTTGTTGCAGAGGTGGAGAAATTGAAGCAGGAAAACAAGGCAGAGTTTGATCAATATCAAATCAGATTGGCAGTCAAAGATAAAGAAATAGACCAGAGTAAACATTTAAATGATAGTTTTGCTAGGGAAATTGAAAATCTAAGAAGGGATATACAACAACACATAAAATGGAATGAATCACATACTAAGAGAATTGTTGAGTTGTCGGAAGAGAATGAGAGACTCCAGAACAAAAATAATGAGTTAGTCAAACAATTAGGCAGTAAAGTCATTTTAGATTATGAAAAAGGTATATGAAACCAATCTTTAGTATGGAGGAATGAAAATGTGTTGGTGTAATCCGAGTATAAAAACACCTCAGTGCAGAAGTATACATTGTAGACCGCCTATACCTATGCCAGAAGTTAAACCGCCAAGTGGTGGAAGTAATGTACAATGCGGACATGATTATAAACTTATTGAGACGAGGTATTCAAAAGAGAGAAATGGTCCTGGTGATGTAACATATATGAGGATAGATAGATTTTTTTGTTATAAATGCTTGCATCAAAATGAAATTATAAAAAAAGAAAATGTTCAAAGTGAAAATTCATACCACATACCAGATTGGTATAAATGAACATAACCAAATAAAACTAATATTTTGTAGAAATATAAAAAGCTTACTAAATAATCTAGTAAGCTTTTTTTACAACGTTTAGTTGTTAGTTTCAATCCTTGTTATAATGGATCTGGATTTCTCCAGCTGAAACAACGTTGCTTTATAATAATATCTTGCATGGATTTATTTGTCAATAAAATAATTTTAAATAATACCTTGTTTTGTAGCTACATATGTGCTACAATTATATTGTCGGTTGAGAAATTCAAATTTTAAAAAAGGTGGTTGATGAATTATGTGGGGTGGAGAAATAAGAACAGGGAAAGAAGTCTTAGAAGTTGGGACAGTGGTTTATCACGGCAGTAATGCAAAATTGAAATACTTCGAAGATAAGGGAGTTCCAGAGTCAACATGTTTTTTTAGAGATATGAGAGGTACTTCGACCGACCACATGTATAGAGTTACTATAACAAAAGCGAGAACAGTAGGCTGTTACGGATATGAAGAAGTAAGGTTCAACCCAAGTTCCGATAATTGTATAGTGGAGTATGTTGGCGTTAATTATTCGAAATTAGATGCTCCAGTAAGGTTGAATATAATAGACTGAAATACGTCTATCAGATTTTGAGGAGGAATACATGAAAAAAACCGAGGTAATTAGAGCAAGGGTATATCCAGACTTCAAGGAAGAGTTTGAGAAGTTGGCAGAAAGTAAAGGAATGAATGTAAGTGAATATATGGTGTATATGATTAGACGGCAGTTAGAAAGGGAAAGAGAAAAGGAAGAAGAACAACAAAAAAAGAACCAAGGAGATTAATCCAAGGCTCTTAATTTTTTTAAGTGATTCTTCCTATAGGTGAAAGTCTGCAGAGTGAATTTATTAATATTCACCTTAATTTATTTTGCTAGGGACATTTTTGCCCTTACCAAATTTCCAACAAAACGTGGATTTTATTTGTTGATTTTAAGCAAGTTATTGATAATAACAGCCATCTCGGCACGATTTACTGAATCCAAAGGTCTATAATTACCGTCAGTGTCACCATGAACTATACCTAAATGCTCCAAGTTATTAACTGCTTCTTTTGCAAAATCAGGTATTTTATCAGCATCTTTAAACATATCATTTTCCTCCTTGTACATTTTATCAGCATTTACCATATTATTTATTTTTGCTTGAACATCGAATCTAAAATTATCAACAGTCTTTCCGAATCTTGAAAAATATGATATCGGGTCCATATGGTCCGTTTCTCTCCAAGCAACTGAAACTTCCGCGTGACTCATAAGATTTTGTCTTGATACTGTATGTATAGGAGGTATGCAAACATTGGTAAATAAATAGGCATATAGCCATGTACCTCTATCCCATATTTGCTTGAACTTCTCAACATTAGTAGTGTTACATAGTTCTATTCCCCAAAATTGCCTATTTGCTGTTCTTCCTGCGTGCCAAGACACTTCATCCCAAGGAACGCATTGAGTGATACTGTCAGCATCAACAAAAGCATGAGCAGAAGCATTAACTTGTTGAGTATCAAAGTATTGCTGTTCCATTTCATCTGAATCGTTTAGATTGGCTGTTTCGTGAATCACCCCACCCCTAGCGTTCAAGGGGGTATATGGTCGATTTTTATGTATGAATTTTTCTATTATAGGATAGCTCATTTTTTCCCACCACCCTTTTTATCATCTTTAAGCTGTTTTAAAATACATTTTAATTTTGGAGGATATTTCACACCAGTTTTGCCAACATTCTCTAGAATACTTATTCCTTCGTTTGAAAGATAAAAGCTTATAGTTATATTGCGTATTAACTCAGATCCAAAACAATTATCCATCATTGTTGCCACCGCAACCACTGCAAATATTCCAATCTTTTTTATGATTCCTTTATAACCAATTGCGCTAGATAATTTTTGCAAGAAAATAGCTGCTAAGATGCCAGTCATGTAGTCAATTATAACGAAAGTAATTAACGTATTTAGCATCGTATCCCATCCTCCTAAAAAATTAGCAATATACCCTGTTATTATTGCAAATATTATTTTATACTCCATTGCTAGCCTCCAATTTAATTAATATCTATATAGGTTTAATTGGATATATTATATTTTCCAAATCAACAATCGCTGGAAAATCTCTTAATTGTTGTCTATATGATGACCATTCAGCAATTTTAGGAATTGATAATGGGCAGTCAGCTAATTGTGTCCAATCACATTCAAATAATAATTGATTTCGATGTTGTCTAATTATGCTTAACTTTTCCTCATTTGTTAATTCTAAAGGTGTTTCAGCATTGGCAAATTCTATACTTACTTGTTGCCATTGTTGTGTTTCCTCATTAAACATTGTAACTTTACCGGCTTGAAATTCTGGTACTTGTATATAAGTAGAATAAGCTGGAATTAAAAAAACACCTTCTTCTAAAGGTGATTCATCTGCAATTGATTCTCCTATATATTCTTTTGTAATAGGATGATAATTATATATTTTCATTTAAGTTGTTCCTTTCTTAATATTATTTTAATATTTAATACAACATAACCATGCTATATTTTTCACTAAGTTTTCAGTAGTACCACTAGTATTATTATCTGTTGTGCCAGTCATTGTTAAAGTACCACTAGCACCAATCTGTCCACTTAATGTTGATGTACCTCCACCAAATGTTGATTTCCCATAATATCCTCCACCTGCACTTCCAGTTCCTTGTGATTCGTCATGTCCATGATTAGCACCTGTAACAGTTACAGGATGTACATGATTTTTTACTGTATCAGCCTGATAACTTCCTAGAGTTCTACCAGTATCATAACCTTTACCATCATCTAGTCCCCTTGGAAAAACTCCTCTACCATCAGGGATATTAAAAGTAGTTGAGCCGTCCCCAACTCCATAAGTTGTACCAATTGCAGAAAATAAATCAGCGTATGTTGTTCTTGATATGGCTGCTCCATTAGCTTTTAAATAGCCAGATGGTGCGGTATTTCTAGCATAATATAAAATAGCTCCTGCATGAATTAACATTTTGTCAATAATGTCAAAATTAAAATTAAAATCTGCAATATTATAATTATCGCTTGATTCTGGTTTTTTTAGATTATTTATAGGTGTAGTTTGCATTATAATCCTCCTTTAAGGTAAAATTGAACTTCTTAACTCTTCGTATGTTTTAGTTGCAAGTAAACTATTTAAGCGCCCATAAATATCTCCGTGAGTATTATAAGTAAAATTATATATAATTTGTAAATGAGCTGGCATGATGCTTACAATTGCTTTGTTAAAATCTTCAAAATTTGGAGGTATGCCTATTTCACTAACAAAATTAATCGTTACTGTATAATTAGCATAATCCTCTGTAATTGTGACTATGCCATTTTCATAGCTATCAGCTACATTTTGAACTAAATATAGAGATGTAGTTCCTGCTCCGCGTAACTTGCCTGAAATTATTTCACGTCTATTAGTTTCAGATTTAGCAGGATCTTTAATTATTCCGAGAAATTCTTCCCATTTATCAAGTCCTATTTCGGTTGCAGTAATTACAAACATATTATTTATAACGACTTGTAAATTTGACATGAAAGTATCAAGTTCAATAGCTTCGCTTTCATAAATAGACTTTAACGGTTCTAAATTTTTTATATCAATTGGAACATAAGACTTCATCACATCAGCTCTCAAGTAAGTGTCACCGTCCCTATAACAGGTACTTCAGTACCTGTTAATTCAATATTTATAGATGCTGAATCAAGCGTAAATGAAGTGTAATCTGTTATGCCTTCTGTATCTAACAACAATGCTCCAACTTTAGCATAGCTTACAAAATTTTGTTTTAATGATATAGATTGGAAATAAGCCGTTAATTTTTCAGTGAATAAATTTGTTACTTGAATTAATGTATAACCAGAAGCTAAAGTAATATTTGCATCTACATCAACTGTAATAGTAGAAGCTGAAACAACTGTAACAGATGCGCCAATTGGCTTTTGTGTTGCAATATAATTTTCAACACTTGTTACAATTTCACCTGATACTGGCAATTTATCTGAACCAACTAATACAACTTTTACAGTGCCATTGCCATCCCACAAGGGTATAACTGATGCATCACCAACTCCAGAAATTTCACGAGACCAAAAAATATATGAATTTGCATTTCCAGAGGCAATGGGAAGTCTTACTTTATATAGCAGTCTAGATAATAAATCAGCGTCCTTTTCTCCATCACTTCCATTTATAGTTGCAGCAGAATTTGTAACTGCTGTTATTCCAGCAATAAAATATTGAATTACCGTAATAGATGATATAGGTACATTTCCATTTACACCCGGACTAACAGCTTCAAT